GTTCCTGGGTAGTTGCCTCTGTCCTGTTGGATCTCTCCTCCCCAGATGCCGTGTGCATGGTACTTTCTACCATAGTTCCGACAAGGGATTCTCACAGGACACTGCTTACAGATTGCAATAGCACGTTGAACATCTTCCTGTCTGGATCGATTCGTTGGAAACCATAAATCCGGTCTTGAGTGATCAACACATAACCCCTGTGGTTGCCACCACTGGTCGCTTGTGTCAGGTAGTTGGTTCTTGTCCGGTTCGATCGAACTCAAGATCCTCCAGAACCCTTCGTGCCATTGCTTGCTGGAACATGTCGAGGTCAGGGAACTCTTTCATTCCCTGCTTACGATCAGGAATTGTTCCATCGCTCATGACTTGAACGATCCAACTAGTGTTGTACCACTTACATGCCTCGTTCTCACAGAGGTAGGTAAACACAGTCGAACGCTTGGCCCCTGACTGCTTAGTAGTCTCACGTCCAGGGTTTCCGCACTTAGGACATCTGGTCGCTTCATCCAGAGATGCCAAGACGTTCCTCCACTACTAGAAGTCGGTTGTTCAGATCCTTCAAGTGTTGAGTCAGGATCGCGGTCTTGTCGTGCTGCTTCATGTAAGTGTCCGTAGCCCGCGCTTCGAAAAGTTCGAACGTAGGCTTGTAACGAAGAATCCACTGACTTGGAGTACTACCGCCACCCCGCTTGAGCTGCTGAATGCAACCCATGGATTGAAGAGCGTTGGTGACGAACGTGTAGTAAGGCGATGGCAGATGTACATCCCTTACCAACTTAGTAAGGAATCCTTCATACACAACTGTTGGTTGACCTTCTACTTGTACTGTGGAAGAGTTCTCTTCCATCGCATCGTAGACGGTCTCACAATGTTGGTAGAGGGCTGGTATTGCCATCTAACTGCTCCTTTATCTCCTGAGTCATTTCAAAGAGATGGTACATCACCCTCACTGCATCCAACATCTCTTCGGGCGTCTCTGTTGATGGGTCCTTAATAACATCTTCGGTCGCTTGTTCAAAGTCCTCTAACCACCATTCCAGGACATCTTTCAAATATCCGCATTGCTCGTCGGTTAGATTGAGCGCAACCAATAAGTGTCCCTTCTAGGCGATGTTATACCTCTATTATATAGGAACCATCTGGCCTAAGCAAGTGGAAATTTTTAGGCATAGGAAAGCCCCTGGTACGATCTGTCAAATCACACTGCCACGACGGTGGGTACTATGAGAGTGTGTTGTAAGAAAGACACCAGAGGCTTTCCAGTGGAGGGCCGGGACTCGAACCCGGTGCAGGCCTTTCACCTTTCCCCCCGAACTTGCAACTCAGGCGTTAGCCGAAGCCTCTTCCGGAGCAGGAGCCGGAGCAGCAGCTGCCTTCGCAGCAGCCTTCTCTGCCTTCTCCTTCGCCTTGCTCTCAAGGTACGCGAGCCCCTCCGCAAGCGGGATCACGATCTGAGGAACAACGCCCTCACCACGATCCACCTTGGGGAAGTCCTTCATGTTCTTGAGGTAGCCGTAGACCATCTGCGGAGGCACGACTTCGCCGCGAGCCTTGGAAAGCTCCTTAGCGAACTCGACCGGCGCGACGTTGCCTTCACCGGCAGGCGTCTTCGTGGTCTTGGGCTTCACTTCCGCAGCCGGAGCCGCTTCCGCAGTCTCTTCTGCCACCGGGGCTTCTGCAGCCTTGTCCTCGGCCTTGCCCTTCATGTTCTGGTCAGGCATTTCATTCTCCTTTGTGGTTTAGTGTTTTTGTTCTTACCTCTGATTATATAGCATCCACCTGGAACAAGCAACTGGAAATCGCTTATTTCCAGATTTTATTCTGGCGTGCGGATGTAGTCCGTTTCCGCGTAGCCCAGAAGTTGTAACGCCCTCTTGGTCAGGCGATCGTACGTGCTGTCGTAGCTCTTGGCCTGGCTGAACTCGACATACGTGATGTGATCGAGTCCATCCACTCCGAGGTCACGATTGACTGTAAGGCGGAAGTCAACAAACTGGCTTCCGTCTTGTAGTCCTCGCTCTTTGTAGCTTACACTACATCCTTCAGGTAAGACCACGACGTCGTCTGTCGGCATCGACCTTTTTCCTTTCGAAGGTGTAAACGGTTCGACTGAATGGCAAGCACCCGAAGACTATGATTGGTACTCCAAGTGGTATGCCGATAACTGTAATGCAAAGTCCTACACCTATAGCAGCAAACGGAAAAGCCCAAACAACAGCCAGCACGAGTTTGAACGCGAACCAGCTACCATTTGGTTCTCTGACCATGTGCCCCTGTGGTATGCTCTCAGGGGCGCGTCTTTGAACCGTTCCGTCCTCATTGACCTGAATGCTCTTCAGGACTTTGTTCTGCAGGTGAAGGGGCAAGGCGTCGATAATATCGTCCTCGCTCATCATCCTCCCCGTAGTAGTCCACTAGAATGGCGTTTGCTTCCTCCTTCGTGATCGGTTCATCGGTTACGACAATTGCGAACTCCTCACTACCCATCCAGACGTTGCTCTGGTTCCCACCACGAGCACGAAAGACGAATGGATAGTCAGGGTCGGTGAAGTAGACGTGAGGAAACTGCCCTGATTGCATAGCAGCAAAGTACTCCTCAATATTGCCACCGAAGCTTTCCTTCCAGCTCTCTTCTAAGACCCAGTTAGCTGCCTCAGTGAGCTGCCCCGCTGTCATCTCGTCCTTGGCAACGCGCCAAGTGACGACTGCGACGTTCAATCAACGACCCACAGGTCGTCGAGGATCGCCTCGAAGTCTTCGTACACCTTTTGTTCCATGTCCTCGAGTGACTTCCTACTGTACATGTTCCCGAGGTACACCCGAGGTTCGACCACGTTAGCGGTCTCACACAAGAACCCGACAGTCCACCCTGGAGCCTTCCTCTTCATGGGAAGGTATGGCCATACTGGCCAATCATCAGGGGTCTGCATCATCTGCAGATGCTTGGCACGCTCTTCCGCGTTCATGTCCAGAACTCGAACCTGAACGTTGGGTGGTTCTTTCGAAGATCTACGAACAGAAGCTCGAGACCGTGCTCTAGTTCCTGTTCCAGCTCCTCGAGGATACCTCGATCGACGTGCTCGTCTTCCCATTGCTGGGCTTCGTCCATGTCGACGTAAACATACAAGTTCGCGTCGACGAACGTCACCTCGTTGGGTTCTGGTCTACGAACCATTGCTCCTCCTCAACCTGTGAAGTAGTTCGAGACGAAGATCGCCCAGACTCGGACGATCGTTCTTGGCCATCTTGTAGCCGTCGGGGTAGTTGTACTGACGACTGTTGAGAGCCCCGCTGCTATCGATCCAGTCGAAGCGCTCACAGGCGCAACGTGTGCACCGAAGGCTGATCTGGGTACCATAGCCTCTCTCACGTTGCAGAGGGGCAAAGGTATCCCATTGGTGCCCCCAGGTACGACATTCGATGTACGTAATGTCCTTGCGTTTCATGTCACCTCCTTTGGAGGATTTCTCCAGTACGGGCGATCCAATCTAGATCGTCCAGAAGCTGTTGCCTGTCCTCAGTGGGAATCCCCTTCGGAAAGGCAAGTTGCACGATCATGATTGCGTCTTGCTGAGCGGTGACGTTCCGCCGAGGTCGTGTCTTGACTACCTCAGTACCAGGCTCTTTCTTCCTGTTGCCTGTTCGTCCTCCACCCTTCTTCTCGTGTGCACGCATGATGTGCATCGACAGGCCTTGTTGCTTGTCGAACGAGCGCTTACAGTTATCAACTGTACATTTGAACATATCACCTCCCAACATAAAGAAGTCGGAGCCACGAGACTTGAACTCGTGTCACTAACTGGTACAACCAACCGAAAACCAGTTAGGAGAGGTTACCTACGCTCCGGCGGGGGATTCTGTTGCCAGGCTCCCCAGGGGCCCCGAGTCTGAGTCAAGTTAGGCAGCAGCCTTGGCAGCACGCTGCGCCTCACGAGTGAGACGCTTTGCCACGAACTCCAGAGCCGTGTCCAGGTCGAACACGAGCTTCTGAGTGTCCACGGTCTTGCGTGCAACGATGCGACCGTCGCGGATGTAGGAGTACAACATCTGCGGACGAACATCGAGGGCCTTGGCGAGCTCGATCGGGTTGATGACACCCTCAGCCACCTGAGCCACACCGCGCTCAGAGAGCCGTGTGTCCAGGTACGCCTTGGCGTCCTCGATCGAAACCTCTGCCACCGAGGTCTCTTCAGTCATTCAAATCACCTCCTCTCATTGTGTTATGCTACATCCAATGATATAGCAGGTTCTAGGAAGGAATCAAGGGCCTTAGGAGGCCGCCTCGATTTTGACCGTGATGCGGTTGGGGTTCCCGATCTTCTCGACATCCTTCTTGAGAATGTAGAGCGTGCCGATCGCCCCGCGGTCTGCGTGGTCCTCGTCCGGAACTTCCTTGAACCGAACGGTTCCCGGTGTGGTCTTCTCGTGTTCGAACGTAACTTCAATCATTTACCTATTCCTTTTGGTCGGTAACCTGTACGATTTGTACAGGGGAGCAAGCTCCCACGGCGGTACCCTACTAGAAGTGCGTCGCGCGGGGCTAAAGCGCCTGCACCTGTTCGGGTACCGCCATGGCAACCAGCTCCCACTGGTCGCTCCTAGCTACTTCGACTGACGTTCGTACTCGAGATTCTCCTTGTACCTTACCCCTGCCCAAGCAAACATCGGTGCACCAAAAGGTATTCCGACGATGGTAAAGCACAACACGATTCCTAGCGCCTGCCAAAGCGGAGCTTTCCACTTAGCGCCCTTCCAACGTCTCGCTTTGAAAATGCTCATTGTGATGCCCTTACTGCTCGTATTCCGGGTGTGTTGTCGAGAAATGTCAGGAGAGCTTGTTCTCCCATCACGTTCAGGTCGATGTCGATGCGCAACCAAATGGTTCCGCACTCTTTTCCATCGTCTGGATCGGTGTACTGCCTCACGTGTCCAACTCCTTGACGGTGACTTCATTGACTTCATCCACGAAGTAGAAGTACGACTCAAGGGCCTGATTGACCTGACGAGCCGTGACTGTGTCAGAGTTGATAGTGACTTCGAACTTTACCACATTGTCCTCCCAGCCATACAGAGAGCCACGAACGCGGCCACTCCTACGAACCACAGGAACATCGTGTACATGCCCCGCCAGAAATTGCGACGGTGGAACTCGTTTACGTCGATCCAACGATGCCGTGAAGCGTCGTAGATCATCTCACCTGGGGAACGATTTTCGTCATTCGTCCAGTGCACTGAATCCCCAATCGGTCTCTTGGACTTGGTAGTCGGTGATCACTTCACTTTCGCCCTCGTACTCGAAGGTGTAGTACACCTCCGTTGGGTTGCCGTCGAGGGCATCGTTCTTGAACACCTCTCCTTGCGTCTCACCCATCTGCCACGCGCATTCAGCTGTGACAAGGGCATTCTTCAGTTCGTCTGGCTCCAGATCCCGTTTAGGCTGAAGGCTGACTTGGAACTCGTGCGTTACCTTGTAGTGGCCCATTGTTCCCTCCTCTCCCAGTGTTCGAACGTCTTCAAGTCGTTGTACCATGCAGTGACTAGCGACCGCGCCTTTTCCTCTTCGGTGTGGTACGCTGTCACTGGACGGTTCTCGAGGTGGTCTGAGATGTCTGACCTCAATCGTTCTGTCATTTGTTCACCTCCCTAATGGTTTGAGCATATCAAACAAGGTACGCTCCCGCGTACCCTGTATGTAACACTCAATCCTAGAACAACGCCCAGTCTGCTGTCTCGGTCTCTTCCAGGAACGTTGCGTGACGTTCGACCTTGATCAAGTCCTCGTTGAACACGTACGTCAGATCGATGTCGTGAGGATTTATCAGGATCTCTTTCTGAAGAGGTGTCAGCTCCTCATCCGTTGAGACCAGGTAGGTCTTAGTCACCTTGTAGTACTTCACTCGCCACCGCCTTTGCTGTTCGGTGTGCCTTCTTGGCTGCTCGTCGCTCTTGCTGACGAGTTCGAACTACTAGCCCCGCCTGAATCTCACTTACGCGCCGAGCCTGTGCTCGACGTCCTCGCTTCTTAGACGCTGCAGTCACGTTATTCCTCTCCGTCGTTTGCGAACAGGTTGTCCCAACACGTTCCGCAGTAGCCGGTCACAAACCTTTCACGGTCTGCTGAGCTCAGCTCCGGGAAACAGTTCTGGATCAGATCGCCACTGTTGAACTTCCTCACGCCCTCCTTTGTCACAGTGAACTCTCCGTGTGTGTGACAACCAGGGCATGCTCGTGGAGTCATGATCTTGATGGTTGTGTCATCCATATTTTGTACCACCTCCTCTCTTCTCTCTCCCTTTATTATATAGCAGGTTCTAGGAAGAAATCAAGGACTTCTTTCTAAGACGGAACTCTAAAAACGTTACGGCCGAAGATCTTCCGGACCTATCCATGTGCGGATAGTTGAGTTAGGGACACCGAACAAGGCCGTGTGCTCTTCGCACAACGAACCCCAACGCCCCAACGTGATCACATTCCGCGTAGTAGGTGTATCCCACCAAGCGTCCTTATCACACAAGTCACATAGAGGCATTACATGTCCTCCGGTTCTGGATCGTCGGAAAAGTGACGAAGGTTCATGAGTGAAATGTGCATCGCCTTCATCATTGCCTCATTGTAAATGCCCCAGTAGTGGTTCTCACTAGGGTGTATCTCGGTCGTTGCTGTGTCGATATCCCACATCCTGGTGGTCATTCCGTCGCTCGCCAGGAACGCAGTGTCATGGTCGTAGAAGCGTTTGCACTCTGCCGTTGCGATCTCGATGCACCAGTTCTGCACCCATTCGTCATCGCAGATCAGCGTAGTGATACGCTTCGACATCTCCTGAACTTTTTCTTCCGATGTCATCGCGCGGCCCTCACTGTTCTTTCCACAGGCCATGAATAGCCTGTTCGCGGGTGTCGTAATCGCCACTGACGTAAGCACCTTGAACAGCGACATCTTCCTCGATGAACACTTCGAGACGTTCGTCAAAGTTCAGGGAACCATCACGTGACGGGTGCTCTTCAACTGCTAGGATCACTCGTACGTACTTCATACATATCACCTCCTCTCGGTTCGAACATTTCAATGAGGTATGAAGTTGCCTTCATACCTCAATGCTATGTTCAGACCGTTCCTTCGCGTCCGTAGATGTTGTAACTACCGTCGAAGTTCACGTGCCACCAAGCATCTGGTGCATCATCGAGACACCGGACGATTACCTTATTAGCTGGGCACATGACCCATCCAGCAGGTCTTCCGGAGTCCTCGAAGCACGGTGACTTTGTACCTGGAAGTGTTACGGTGTAACGGGAAAAGCCTTCATCTCCCATAAACCCGAAACGTTCACCTTCGGTCACCCAGAACCGTTTACATTGGGTTCCACCCCAATGGTCAGCGATCCTGTTGCACAGGTCTTCAAGTTCAGGTGTCATTGAATGTTGCTCCTTCCTTTGTCTGTGAGGGACAGCATCGGCTCTCCGTCGCTGTCCAGGCCTTCCCAACAGAGAAGCCCGTCCTCTACCATATCACTGATACACTTGAACATTTCCTCATCGGAAAGGTTGTACATTGTTCGTTACTCCTTAATAGCCGTACATGCCCCGCTTACGAATGTCCGTCAGATTGTATTCGCCGTTTGTGTTGTGGTAAGCGACTACAAATCGTTCGGTACTCACTTGGAACTTGTTCTTATTTTGTGTTACCTTCAGACTCAACATCGTCTTCCAGTATCCGTTGTAGCCTTTCCAACGGTTGGAGTACCTGATGTTCAGCGCCTCACATCCTTCAAAATCCGGATCGTAAGAGTGTGGACGAAATGGATCTTCCTTCTGTGCAGTTACTGTTGGGAAAGATAGGCCATAATAGCCTGTTGGTTTGTGTGTGCCGGACTCGTTTGTCATAGATTCACCTCCCCTATGGAGTTCCTAAGGTTGGAAAATATTTTGGTGATGTTTATATTATATTGCAGGTCCTAGGAAGCAATCAAGGACTAGTACCTAGGAAGGCCAACTAAAATCCAGGCGAATTGGCGTTTGGTGACTAGTCGTGACTAGGAGTGGCTGTGAGTGGGTTGGCTTAGCAACGTTAGGAAGGTATATAATGGGAACATTGAGGACGTTTATTTGAGTGAGGACGGTATATAAAGGGGTAATAGAGTCTCTATGTCTAAACACCGCGTTTTCATAGCCCGAACATGTCCCTAAACACTAACCTGCATTGTGTTCCGGAAAACATGGCGCCATGACCAGGTCTTTAGGTATTAGTTATAGTAGGTATGTATATACTTGTATTATATTACTATCACTGCCGGACAAATCGGTTGTTATCGGATTGAAAGGAAGGTATATAAAGCACTCGTTGTATATAGCTGCTCACCTCTAAAGTAGTACAACGACTTAGTAGGTACCTACTTGAGCAGGTTCACTGAGTATATACCGTGTAACACACTCGTTGCCCTTAGACTCTATGGTCGGTCCGGACGGATCGGACCCTTCGACCCTGTGGCTAGCGGCACGCTGAGAGGGTGCCGATCGGACGAGGGGCGCGACCATTCAGACGGGTTTTGACTGAGGTTCGAGGTGAACCGAAAATGAGAGAACGTCCGGACGGCCCCAAACCTAAGGGAGGCCTTCCGGACCCCACAGAGCAAAAAGAAAGGGCACCTCCGAAGAGGTGCCCTTCCTTTCCGTTATTACTTGTTGGCCTTAGCGGCCCAGTACTCTGACCACTTGGTCATTTCCTCCGGTGACAGGATCTTGTTCCCTGTGATCGGTTCGATCGTGCACTTGATCCTACCCGACGCGATGTACCCGTACACCATCTGAGGGATCTTCCCCTCAGCCTTGGCGAACTTGTACGGGGACATAGGCTGGTCATACATGACTTGCTCCTTATTGGTTGTTTGGTAGTGGTTGTTTTGTGTTGCCTTCATATTTCTATTATAATGCATCCACTAGGCGCAAATCAAGGACTTTTTGAAAAAATCTTTTTTGGGGGGATATTACGTCCGGACCCCGATGCAAACGCACCGCGCGCTGGACATTGTTGGTCCGGACGGCACCCGCTATGGGTTTGCAAACGCCCCAACGGCCGATGTATTCGTACGTCCGGCAAACTTTTTGCAAACGGCCGAACGGCCGATGTATTCTTACTTCCGGAAGGCCCTAGAACGTCCGGCCAAAGGTTTCCCCCCCATAGTTGGTCCGGACCCCTAACGGGGCGAGGAAAGGGGTCCCTTGCGGGACCCCTACCCTCAGCTCCAGTCCCCGTCGATGGTGACCTTCACCTTCCCGTAGCCCTCGCTCGCGTGGGCCCATACGGTCCACGACCCATCCGCGTGGAGCTCGGGGATCACGGCACCGACACCTTCACGTGCCTTGAGCCCCGCGACCACTTCCTCCGCCATCTCCAAGAGGTCTTGTGCGTTGAACATGTACCTTCCCTTTCCCTAGGTGTAGTGTCCCTTACTTGTCACACGAGACCACGTATGGTCCCCCGTGCTGCGATGCGCGGTCGGTGACCCGACCCCCGCACCACGCCGCGTAGGCGTCCGCTTTGCGGAGTTGGCGGGCCGCCGCCCCCGCCCCCGCGCCCGGGTCCCCGCTGCACGCTCCCGCGAGCCCCAGGGTCATACCCGATAGGGTTAGTCCCACTATGATCCTCTTCACCATGTTCCTCACCTCCTCTCGGTAGTGTACCTTTCCTTGTACCACCCCTAGCGGGGGAGTACAAGGGAAGGTGGGGGAGGGGGTGGGTACCCCTCCCCCCCCTATCCCCTTCCTTACTTCACCTCCCTCTTCGTGGACCAGTACGTGGACCACTTGTTCATCTCCTCGGGGGAGAGTACCTTGTTACCCGTAATGGGTTCGATCCCACACTTGATCCTACCACTCTGGATGTATCCGTAGACCATCTGGGGGATCTTCCCTTCCTTCTTAGCAAACTTGTAAGGAGAAAGAGGAGTGGTGTACTCGTTCATGATGAACTACCTTTCATTTTTGGTTGGTTGGTTTGTGTTTCTCTTCATAACTATATTTTACTTCATAATGCGCTTCTCTTACAAACCCGTAGGTCCCACCCGCAATAAGTGATTTTGGTGTATGGTGAAATGATATACCTACCTAGGGTCTAGCAGATGCTGACCTACTATCATAGGGACGAGTAAGGAGGACACGATGGCCGAATGGAACGTCGATGAAGCGCTCGCGTCTTTGGCGGACGAAACTCTCCTCATGGACGAGGGTGACAGCAGGGCTACCGTTAAGCGGATTTTTCGTGAAGCCGGACCTGCCGCAGCGGCCGCCGTCGTGCACGTGGCGAAGTTCAGCACCAACGAGAAGAACAGGTTGCAAGCGGCGCAGTATGTCGTCGAACGCAACATCGGAAAGATCGGCGACGACGATCTTGAAGATGATCCCCTGGCCGCGCTGTTGGGAAATGTAGTGAAGGAAGAGGAAGACAACATCGTGCACGCACGTGCAATGTTGCAAACAGAAGAAGGAGACAACTCGGATGGCAACTAAGACACGAGCCGCTACCCACAAGGGCACCCCAGGTGTCGGTGGAGGTGGTGGAAACCACTCGAAGCAGATGGCAACGAAGTCGCCCGTGAAGGGTGCCGGGAACAGGTCGGTCAACGCGGTTTCCGGTAAGGCAACTACCGGGAAGGGTCGAGGCCACGCGAGCACGACCGTTGCGACCAAGATCAAGGGCGGAAATAAGAACAGTGCCGCCAAGCTGGTGAAGAAGACTCCTGCACCGAACCAAGGGCAGGGAGGCAAGCCAGGTCCGGCTACTAAGTCGCGTGGTGTGCCGGGCGAGGGATCGAGCAAGGCCTACTGATGGCGGGCTACGGAGGTGCCAAGGGAGCAGGCCGAGCAGGAGCCAAGGCCTCGACGAAGAAGTCGCCCATTGCTGCGGGGAAGGCTATGCCGCGAAAGAAGGCGGCGAGCGCCCAGATGGCTGCAGCCAAGAAGGGTAAGGGTTCGATGAAGGCTGCAAGGGCTGCCCAAAACAAGGCTAAGTGAGTCGGGGTACCTTTGTTATCCTGATGTCGTTCATGATAGCGATGGGATTGTTTTTTCTCTGGCTATCAAAACAAGACCTCTAGGCCCTGTGGTAAGAAGACTGGGGCCGCGCGCAAAGGTAGGTGGCGATGACGATTGACCTGACAAGTGCGGCGATCTTAGCTGGGGTGCTCCTTGGCTTGGTGTCGCTAGCTAAGTCGTTGGCTTTTGGGACAAACAGAGATCGGATTGTTGCAGGCTTGACGATTGTGATTGCGGTTGTAGCAGTGTTGCTGGTCGCCGCGTCCGACTTCGGGCACACGCAAGTGGTGCTTGATGTGCCACTGGACTCGATGAACTTCTGGAGCCAGCTTGTAGTGGCAGTGATACTTGCTGGTCTGGGCTCTGGTGTTTGGCAGGGTCTGGCTGCCGTGAAGAACGTTGGTCAGAACCAAGTTGCGGCAGCACAGCCTCCGGCAGAGAAGAAGGCAGCCTAATGCCCGACGTTTGGTTGCCCGGGGTTACTCGTGACCCTGGAGCGAACGCTGGTTACAATAGTGGTCGAAGTCAGATGCAGCTTGCAGTGGCACACTACACTGTAGGCGCTGACTCTCGAGGCATTGCCCAACGTGGGTACTTTCACTTCCTTGTGCACCAGGATGCGTCTCGCGAAGGCGGCTGTACGCAGTACGCTGAGGTTGATGCGATTACCTGGCACGCAGGTAACTGGAACCCCTTTGGTCCGGGGATTGAGTTCGAGCGCATGGTCACCGGACCACCAGGGCCAGATGGCTTGAGCGAGGCAGAGCCTCTGACAGCTAACCAGCTTGCTTGGGGTGACAAGATCGTTGACTTTCTCACTGAGTGGGGGATTCCGGCGATTTTGTATGGTGGGCCTCGCTACGGCGCTGGCGCTTGGCACGGCTGGGTTAACCACCACGATCTGGATGCCGATCGGAGTGATGGTCTTACGAAGGCTGAGTGGTCAATGATTACTTCACAGCCTTCGCCCGACCTTCCTCCGTACCTACCAAAAGGAGTAACTGAAGACATGATCTCGACTTGTGTTGGTACTGATGGTACCGTGTACTGCTTTGTTGTCTCGACGAACGACCACGTCTGGGTGACAGAGAAGCCTCCGGGCGGCGACTGGACTGGGTCGTTCAAGGACCTCAACGGCACCGTTCGCAAGTAGCTCTAGGTGAGTCTTGCCGCACTTGACAATGGAGGCCTTTCTGGGGCCGAAGCGTTTGCTGTCCTGCTAACGGCGGGAGCGACGTTTCTGACAGCTGTAGGAGGCTTCATTGTCATGTTGCGGCGACAAGGTCAGACCAATACCAAGGTGGATAAGGTCTACAAGTCAGTGAATGGGATTGGTGAACCTCCTGAGCCGGGTAACCCCCTCACACTCGGCCAGGAGGTTCGTCAAATCAACGACAGGATGGCTCGTATCGAACGTGAGTTGGGAGTAGACAATGGCAAGTAGGGCCAAGAAGTTCAATCACGTTCACTACCTCAAGGCGAATGGTCGACTGCAATCAGCTCGTATCACCAACGTAACAAGCCAGACAGTGCTGGACTTGCAGATCGGTCACCTAGTGCCTGCAGGTAAGGGTGCTGCGTACCCTGCAGTAGCCAAGTTCACAGGAGTTGGTAGCCAGTCAGGGAAGTTCCGGAAGACCGCATGAGCCGATACGTCGACAAGACCGCCTTCTTCAACGAGATCAAGTACAAGCCACATATGCACCAGATGGAGTTCCACAGGAGCGGCGCACGCTTCCGTGTGCCTTGCTGTGGGCGTCGATTTGGTAAGTCAATCATGGCTGCACGCGATCTTGAGCCTGAGCTGTTCCTACCTAGGAGACGCTACTGGGCTGTAGGACCAACGTACGACCTGGCTGAGAAGGAGTTCCGGGTTATTTGGGATGACTTGATTGTACGTAAGGGTCTTGGCAAGGACAACCGTGTCAAGAAGGCGTACAGTAAGAAGCAAGGCGTCATGTTTATCGAGTTCCCATGGCAGACTCGGATCGAAGTGCGTTCCGCAGACCACCCAGAGAACCTTGTCGGTGAAGCACTCCATGGAGTGATCATGTCAGAGGCGGCTAAGCAACGAGTCGACACGTGGGAGAAGTACATTCGTCCTTCTCTTGCCGACTATCGTGGCTGGGCTACCTTCCCCACTACACCAGAAGGCTTCAACTGGCTCTACGACATCTGGGCTTTTGGTAATAACCCAGATCAGCCTGACTACGAGTCGTGGAGATTTCCCAGTTGGGAGAACCACTATGTCTACCCCGAAGGTAGACAGGATCCTGAAATCCTTCTCTTGGAGCAGACGACTACGCCTGAGTGGTTCCTTCAAGAGATTGGTGCGGACTTCGCAAGCTTCGTCGGAAAGATTTACGGTGAGTGGGACGAGACGATTCACGTCAAGCGCACACCGTACAATCCGATGTGGAAAAACTACATCTTCATAGACTGGGGATTTGTTAACCCGTTCTGTGCTTTGGATGTAATGGTTGACCCACAGGACAACGTCTATGTATGGCGAGAGCACTACAAGCCGTACATGAGACTGGAAGATCACCTCATCGTCATGGGTCGTCGTGATCAGCCTACAGGTTACCACATCGATTGCTGTTTTGGTGATGCTGCCGACCCGGAAGCAACGCTAACCGTCAACAAGTACTTTGCGCCTTGTATGTCCTTGCCCGAGGCGAAGTCTAACTGGCGCCAAGGTATTGATACCGTCAAGAGGTTCTTGAAGACCTACCAGACAGGTGTGCTTGATGAGTATGGTACACCTAAGTACGAACCTAAGTTGTTCGTAGACCCTAGTTGCGTGAATCTCATTCGCGAGATGAACAACTACCGGGCAGTAAAGAACTTGACGTCTGCTACGAGAGAAGATGGAGCTACATCGGCAGCACAGAAGCAGGATGACCACGCACTTGATGCTCTGCGTTACGGTCTCGTCCACATCTTCGAACTCGGAGCTCAACACCATCTTCGTGAGGTCATGGATTCAACAAGTCATGCCGAAAGTTCAGTCGATGCAATGGTCGGATCAGGAGAGACGTTCTTCACCATGGATACGAGGTTCTAATGGCCCTGTGGGAAAGAAAGAAGGGGACCGCGCTTGCGACTCGTCCTCAGATCAATTTCGATCGGATGATGAACGACTACAACGTTGTCGACGTCGATGTCGGTGGTGGGGTTATTGTAGTCACAGACAAGCCTAAGGTCGAGCTTGCTGGAGTTAAGACTGAGTCTGTCAGCCTACGTGAGCTGGGTCGTACTGGTAGCACTTCGTATTCTCGGATGGCTACAGAAGAGTACAACTGGCAGCTTCGTGGCTACACTGGCTTGCGCAAGTACGATGAGATGCGTCGATCAGACGGTCAGGTTCGTTCAGCGCTTAGGCTCATTAAGACCCCAGTCTTAGCTGCCCGTTGGTACATGGAGCCAGCTTCGCCAAGCGCTCAGGACAAGAAGATTGCCGACTTTGTCTGGAAGAACATGACCCAGATGATGTCGACATCCTTGCCTCAGCTACTGACTGAGATCCTCTTGTTCTTGGACTTCGGTCACTACGTCTTCGAGAAGGTCTTTGACGTTCGTGACAACAAGATCATCTGGAAGAAGTTCGCACCTAGGCATCCTCTGGACATCATGCAGTGGTACTGGGACGCGAATGGTGGTCCTGCAGGTATCCTGTTCCAGAACGAAATGGGTCCTCTAGGCGAAGTAGCAATCCCGATTCAGAAGCTCCTTGTCTTCACCAATGACAAGGAAGCTGGTAACATGCAGGGCATCTCGGTGATGCGTCCTATGTACAAGCACTACTACTACAAGGACAACCTGTACAAGATCGATGCCATCCAGAAGGAACGTCATGGCATTGGTATCCCGATCATCAAGCTCCCGCCGAACTTTAGTAACGATGACAAAATCCTTGCGGATGAGATGGGACGTAACCTTCGAACGAATGAGAAGGCACACATTGTGCTTCCTCCGATGTGGGAAGTTCTGATGCTCGACTTGCAGGGTAATCCTGTTGATGCAATGGCATCGATTGCAGAGCACAACAAGATGATGCTGCATTCGGTACTTGGTGGCTTCCTTGAAGCTAGGTCGGAGAAGCCTGAAGAGACTAACCTGTTCATGAAGGCTACAAGGTACATTGCGGAGATCATCCGTGATGTGTTCAACAAGTATGCCATTCCTGAGCTGGTTGATTACAACTGGAAGACAGTTGATACGTACCCAGAGCTGCGTGTACGTCGTATTGGTGAGACTGTTGACTGGCGTACAATCAGCTTCGCGGTTCGTAACCTGATTGGTGCAGGAGTAATCCAGCCAGATGATCCTTTGGAAGCGTACTTCCGAGATGAGTTGGACTTGCCTGTAGCAGATCCTAGTACGAAAAGGGAAGTAGCTACACCTCAGGCGCCTAAGCCTGCTAAGGCTGGACCACCAAGGCAGTCAACAGCGGCAGCTTCGACACAAGGGAAGACACCAGGCTCTACAGGTAGAGTCGGACAAGACACGAGTGGAGGTAAGTAATGCAGGTTGAGCTTGGTAACAACAGTCCTACGCATGAGGGTACTGTAGCTCCTGCGGTGACGTACTGTAGCGTTCCTGACGTCTACACCTACGAGGTGGCTGAGTCGTCGGACGATCTAGCTATGGACATCATGCGTGAGATCGCGACAGGTGGAGGTATCACACATCTTCCCGAGCAGGAAGCAGTTCTCTCCGTTATCGCTGCTTGGAACAACGAGTCAGCAGGCAAGCCTGGATGGGTTTGGTCTGATGATGAAGACTTCGAAGTGCTCCTTGGCAAGTTCTTTGGTTGCCCCACTGGGCGCCCTGAAGATGTCGAAGCGACTCACCACACTCTCGCTGGAGCTCCTGGCGTCGGTGTTGACTACCCCTCTGAGGAGGCAGTGTAATGACTAAGACAGACGCTGGGCGCAACTTGCTTTGGGCCCAAGCAATCGGCAACAGTACGGGTGCCAAGGGCACAGCGACTGCTGGTACAGCCTCATCACTGACCGACTCCGGAGCTTCTTGGGGTACGACTCAGTATGTTGGCCTGATGGTCGTAGCACAGCCTGCTTCCGGTGGTCTGGTGTTTGCGAACATCATCTCTCACACGGCAACTGTGTTGACAGTCGACCGTTGGTACGACTCTGTTTCGCCTGGTGGTGCTGCAGGAACAACGCCTACGACGGGTCAGTACGCTATTGTGCCGACTTCGTTCGCTGCGATGTTCATGGGTCTTACCGCCAATGCTACTGCGGTAGCTAACGGTGATACCACTCTTCCGTCGGAGATCACTACTGGTGGTGGTGGACTGATCCGTAAGATCGCTACCTTGACTCACACCGCTGGTGCGACTACTGGTACGGTCGTGGCAGTGTTCACTGTCAACGGTTCGGACACGATCCCAGTTACGATTGCGAAGATGGGTATCAGTCCATCCTTGCTGTCGACGGTGAACAACTTGTTCCAGACGGTGCTTAGCTCGACTGCGACGCTGGCTGCAATCTCCGACCAGCTCACGGTGACCGATACCGTCACGATTTAAGGAGCGACTCCATGAGCACTATGCTCCGGACTCGTTCCGGCCTGATCGTTCCTGAGGCTCTGGCTGACACTGGCGAGCCGCCGCTAGGTATCGAAAAGAAAGAGTGGAACACGCTGTCGAGCAAGCAGCGTGACATGCTCGCCCGACCTCTCCATGGTGCCGCTGGTGAATCTATCTACGCAGCCTGGAACGGAGTGGCTCCAACGACCGCTGCTCTGGTTCCGGTCACCACTGGCACCGCAATCAAGACGATGCTGCAGATCGCACCGTCTTCAACCGACCAGATTCGAATCGTCGAGTGGGGCATCAGCTTCGACGGATCTACTGCTGCCCTCCCCGGACGAGTCGAGTGTTTCGGTTGTACAGGAGCGGCGACAGTCACAACCCTGAACGCAGCCGACATCGTCAAGTACGGCGACCCGCTCGGACCAGGTACCAGTATCACCTTAGGGACGACAGCTTCAGGCTTCACGGCCTCTGGTGAAGGTACTGTCGCTAACTGGCGTGGTTTCGACACGCAGTTCATCGCTCCGACCAACCAGTACGTCAAGCAGTTCCCGATGGGTCGGGAACCGATGTCAGCTGTCTCAACGTTCGTGAGGATCAGAGTAACATTCGGAACGGCAGTGAATGCATACTGCTACCTCGTTTGGGCTGAGTAGCCTCAGGTGACTAGGTTCACTGAGAGTTTCGATCAGGCTAACTCGACAACTGTTGGGCCTAACCTCTCGTGGACCGAGTTTGGTGACGTTCAGACTGTCTCGAACGAGCTGACAGTTGTTACTGCTGGAGTTAACTGTTGGGCACGAGCTGATGCTGACGTTGCAACAGTTGACCACTACGCTGAGTGCACTGTTACCGGAGACTCAACGAATGCCACAATCGGTAGCAGTGCCGCCGTTGGTCCGATCACTAGATTTGCCTCTGCGTCCAATGGTAACTATGTAGCGTTCCTTCGTGGAGGAACTGCTACCAACGCGCGGCGAGTAGAGCTGTACAAGACAGTTGCAGGATCTCCAACACTGCTTGTACAGACAGCAGCAACCCTGAACGTCACCCTCCCCGCTACCTTGCGCCTTGGTGTTCTTGGCTCTGTCCTCGCAGTCTACGTCAATGGCGTCTGCGTGCTTGTGTTCGTAGATGCTTCCATCACGACAGGAACTCGTGGCGGAATCTTCGTCTTCAAGAACAGTAGTCCTGATGCAGCAACTGCGGACAACTTTGCTGTGTCTGACTGGACGACCCTACCGTCTCCATGGGTGGTTGGTGTTTCAGCACAACTCACTGCTATCACGACGACTATTGCTCCAACAGTTCCTGCAGTGAAGATAAAGAATGATCTGATCTTCGCTCACATCACAACTGACACCAACAACGCTGTCACTGCTCCAGCCGGTGAGGGTTGGATAGCGGTTGGGTCGCAGCTCAATAACACTGTAGCTATGAGCGACCAGATTTTCTATAAGGTATGGGGAGCTGGATTTACCGACAGTACGACTCCAACTTTCACGATTGCTACGTCAGGTGCTAACGGTTGGGGCATTACACTTACTGCTGTTCGTGGCGCTAGAGCGTCATCTCCAATTGAGGACCAGCAATCAACGGCAGGTACTGCGAACGCCACGATGACCGCTCCGACCGCAACATCACTTGCGAACGATCGTCTTGTAATGAGGTTCTTTTCTTCTGGTGACGACAACACCCATACAACTCAGAGTGAAGGGGCGCTGGGTTACGGTGGAGCGTCGTACAACACAACGACAGGCAACGACTTCGCACAGTCGATGTCATGGTTCCCAGTCGTCTTGGGTGCAACTGGTACCGCAACAATGACCCAGAGCCTCAACGGTCCTGATCTCTACAATGCTCGGACAATCGTCGTTGCGCCGTATGTTGCGCCTCCGAACCTACCTATTCTGCAGGCAGTCCAGAGAGCGGTGGTGAGGTAGATGGCACGCCTCGGTAGGTCGCAGCCATTCAAGCCTAAGTATGGCTACCCTCCGTTTGTTCTCACTGGCAGTGGACCATCAACATTCAGCCGTACCGCTGCTGACAGCCTCGTCACATCTGATGTAGCTGCTCAGAATGTTGTCTTTGGTCGTTCAGCTTCTGATACGCTAGTCACTAGCGACGCAGCCGTGCCTAAGGTTGTATTGGGGCAAGCTGTTTCTGATAGTCTTGTTACGTCAGATGTCGCTACAAGAGGTGCTCTAACCTTTGGGCGTTCAGCATCTGATACTCTTGTTACTTCGGATGCTGCAACGAAGAGCATAGTTCTGTTTAAGGTAGTCACTGACGCTCTCGTTACAAGTGATGCCGCTACAGGGCAGGCGAGCAAGACAACAACTGCAACTGACATCCTTGTTGTAGATGAAGGTGTAGGCTTCATCGCCTCTGCCTACGGTACGGTTATCACAGAGTTCGACTTCTCAGACGTGTCGAAGACCACACAGTCGGGTGGGAGAGTCAGCCAGGTCAATCCTGAGTCTGGTTCACAGGGTGTGTCGGTTACATCAACATCAACACTACAACCATTTACAGGTAGATTTTCTCCAACCGGACTTGCTGTCCTAGACTTCCAAGGAGCACAACGACTCACTGCTGATCCTCCTGATCAGTTCCAGCCAGTGACCCTAGTTGTAGTGTGTGCGAGTGACACGATCGCACTCGGGAACCGTCAGGTACTTGGAAACACGTCGCAACAGCCTACCATCTATCTCGATACCAGTGGCGCAACTGAGACATGGAGGATCTACGCTGGTAACGTGGTCGACAGTGGCGTTGCGGCTGATACCAATCCACACGTCCTCGTTGGCATCTTTAACGGTTCATCGTCGGAGCTTTGGCTTGATGGTGTGCGGATCATCACCGCAGGCAATCCCGCAGGTAGTCAGTGGGAGCAACTGGCGATTGGTTGTTCCGTTAGCGGAAGCGAGCACTGGGACGGGTGGGTCGGCCACTATCTGCTCTACAACGGAGTGCTTGCAAACCCTGTAGCAATATCAGCCTCACTGACAGAAAAGTGGATCACTGGACCTCAAGGTAGAACGGTCTTCCTTCCTCGGACTGTTTCAGATACGCTAGTCGTTTCAGACACTGCTACGCGGAATGTTGTATTCGGTCGTACTGCTAGTGACACTTTGGTCACAAGCGATGCGGTTACCTTCCAGCAAGGAGTTGCTAGGTCTACGTCAGATACTCTAGTAGTGTCTGACGCTGCAACGAGGGCTGCACTGTCGTTCAGTAGGACAACTGCTGATGCCTTGGTGACTTCTGATGCTGCATCTGGAGCATCAGTATTCACCAGGACAGCAGCAGATGCACTAGTAACGTCTGACGTCGCTACTAGGTCTGCACTAACCTTTAGTCGTACAACTAGTGACTCTCTGGTCACTAGCGATGCTACTACTACAGGGTCAATCCTTTTCCGTACGATTGCAGATAGTCTAGTCACTTCCGATAGTGCTGCAGGTGCTACGGGTGGAGGACAACCTCGAAGTGCATCTGACTCACTAGTAACGTCGGACGCTGTTACAACTAACATTGTACTTAGTACAGCTGTCTCTGATGCACTAGTCACTTCCGACTCGACAACAAGACTACTAACTGTATCTCGGACAGTAGTCGATACCCTTGTGGTAAGCGATGCGGTGACCCGCGCGCCTGCATTGTTCCGTGCTACAGTAGACACCTTGGTGACTTCGGATACTGTTGCGACTGGGCTCAGGCTTTTCCGTACAGCAGCTGATTCGCTTGTCACTTCGGATGTTGCATCTACAGGTGGTGGCGGTTTCCGTACAGCGTCTGATACACTTGTCACTAGTGATACAGCGACAAGACTTCTTACCTACGTCAGAACTTTGTCGGACACGCTAGTCACTTCTGATGTAGCCACTCGTGCTGTACTAGCACTTGTTCGTACAACAGTTGATCTGTTGGTTGTGTCTGATGTAGCAGATCAGTTTGTCCTTCATGCTGGAGCTGGTTGGACCGATGGTAAAGGTGTAATAACAAGTGACCGTGGAGCATCTGTAACTGAAGAGTCTCCAGTGGACGTAGGAACATATGCGCCAGCACTTACCGAAGAATCACCGACTGACGTAGGAGTCTTTACCTACGCGATGACGGAGGGATAATGAAAGCGATCAGGATTCCAAGAGGTTCAACCTCCCCCAATACTCCGTTGACGTGGCGGGATAGTGCTGGGGCAATAATCGACTTCTCTTCAGGCACGTTCGTAGTCAAGATATACAAGTCAGGAGTTAACCCCGTTACGACTAAGAACACAGGAATCACTGGTGCTGCTACGGCACCTAACATTCTTATCAACTGGGCAGGAGCTGAGCTAGACATCATAGCAGGTTCATACACGTTGTTGGTAGAGGCAACTCTAGGCCCTGAGTTGCGTAAAGGACGCTGGCCTCTACTGATCGAACCGATAGCATGATGTAAATATATACCGACCAAGGGTCTACAAGGAGCTGATAGCGCTATCCTTAGGAGCAGTATGAAAAACGTAGGGTACTGGGTTGATCTTGCGTCGGTGAACTTTGCTGACACAAGCACGCTGAAATGGGTACAAGCTCTCCCGCTGGGGACGTACTCGCACCCTCTACACGGCAAGATTAACGTCACCCCTGACAGGGTGGCGCGTTTTGCTGATAGCGTCAAGAAGAATGTCCGTGAGATCACCCTTGATGTCAACTACGACCACAGGGAGCACACGGGTAAGGCGGCTGGTTGGATTCGCGATGCAGAAGATCGTGGACCTGCTGGCCTGTGGATCGCAGTTGAGTTCACGGAGCCGGCTCAGGATGCGATTAAGAAGGGAGAATATCGGTACATGAGTTCCGAGTTCTCCGACAGTTGGGAACACCCTAAGTCAGGGGTGAAGACGCAGGACGTGCTCTTCGGGGCCGCACTGACTAACCGTCCCTGGCTGAAAGATATTCTCCCGATCAACATGTCCGAGGTAGATGGAGGAGAGCAAGTGGATGAATTCCTGAAGAAGCTCCGGGAGCAGTACAAGCTGTCCGAAGATGCTACCGAGGACGAGATCCTGGCGGCAGCGGCAGCGGCTACAGAAGAGCCCAAGAAGAAGGAAGAGGAGAGCGACCCGCCGAAGGAAGAGGAGACCAGCGAGGTTTCACTTTCTGAGGAGGACCGCAAGCTCCTCAAGACGCTGGGTGAGAACAACCCGGCGCTCGCACGGCTGACACAAGTTGTGGAGGCCCAGCACGCACAGATCAGGACTCTTGGTGAGGATCTCACCAAGCAGAAGGCAGCAACAATGCTGTCGGAAGCCAACGCACGTGTCACGACGTGGACCAAGGGTGGGAAGAAGGGTAAGTTTGCACTTCCTCCGTCCGCCACTGAAGGACTCCCCGTCCTGCTGGCAGAGATGCCTACGCAGTTCACCGTCAAGTTCTCCGAGTTCATCGACTCCATCCTGGAGACAGGATTGGTCGAGCTGGGTGAGCGTGGCAAGCCTACCGTCATGGAAGACGGTAAGACGGCTACTCAACAGTTCACTGAGCTGGCGGAGAAGCTGATGTCCGAGACGCAGGGAATGACTTACGCAGATGCTGTGAGTCGGATCTCTGAGCAGAACGAAGGTCTGTGGGAGGCCTACCGTCAAGAGTCCCTCGAGGAGGTGTAAGTAATGCCCCGTTACGTTCATGATGAGCCGAAGGTCGTTGACGCGACTTCTCTGCAGTTCAAGGCACAGAAGCTTGTTCCCGGTTCTGCGCAGCACTGTACCGAAGCTGGTGCCACTGACGTTGTTCATGGCATCCTCCAGGAAGGTGTTGTCGCTGCCGACATCGGCAAGCGTGCTGTTGCCATCCGCACACTGGGTGTCAGTCGGTGCATTGCATCAGAAGCCATCGCAATCGGTGCAAGGGTCGTTGCAGCTGCCTCAGGGCAGATTCGTAACGCTCTTGGCGCCACGGCGAAGCAGAACCAGGTTGGTATCGCTGTGACGGCTGCTGCTGCTTCTGGCGACCATTTCGACGTCGAGCTGACGCCTGGCGTCCAGATCGACACCTAGTCAGGAGGAGGTTAAATGCCCGTCTACGACTCCAGAGGTAGCGCGAACGTTCACATTGATAAGGTCCTCACCGGCATTAGTGTCGGCTGGCCTAACAATGGGCTCGTTGGTGAAGCGCTTTACCCCCGTGTCCCAGTGCGCAAGCAGTCGGACAAGTACTACATCTTCGGCCGTGAAGCGTTCTCGGTTGACCCGGGTGGAGACATCCGAGCACCAGGTACGCCTGCGAACGAGATCCCCGGCCTCACGGTGTCACTGGACACATACTTTGCAGTGGAGCACTCGCTGCAGATTCCAGTCACACCAGAAGAGCGGGAGAACGCAGACAATCCTCTCGACCCGGACCGTGATGGTACGGAGCTCGTGACTTCCAAGATCTGGTTGGCACGAGAGGTAGCGATGCAGGCTCAGGCCACGACTGCAGCCAACTTCGCCGCCGGTTACTCCACCACGCTGTCAGGTACGTCGCAGTGGAACGACTACAACAACTCCGACCCGATCGGAGACCACAGGACAGGTACGAGGAAGATCCACTCAGGTCTCTTCCTTGAGCCCAACCTGGAAGTCATTCCTTACCAGGTGATGACTCAGCTTGAGGACCACCCCGACTTCATCGAGCGCATCAAGTACTCGGAACGCGGTGTCCTTACGGCAGAGATCATTGCATCCATCCTTGGTATGCAGCAGGTGATCGTTCCCGGTGTTGGTATTAACACTGCCAACCCTGGCCAGACGGTTGCGCTCTCTTACCTGTGGGGTAAGGATGTTCTGATGGCGTACGTGCCGCCGCGTGCTGGGTTGAAGATCCCGGCCTTCGCATACGAGTTCTGCTGGACCTATGGTCCGTCGCAGGCTCAGATCGCGGAGACCTGGTACAACCCCGATCGCAAGGCCGACATCATCCGTGTGAGCCGGCGTTACGACCTCAAGTTGGTGGCCCTTGATGCATCCAGCAAGTCGATTGCTGGATACCTCATCAAGGCCGCTGTCGCGTAAGGAGGACGGATGGCTTTCACCATCAAGAATCAGTTTGCTCGGCTCAAGCTGGGTCGACTGCTCTTCGCAAGTGATGTGACCCTCTTCTCAGGTGCTGGTGCTCCTACCAACGGTGGTGCAGGAACTGGGGCTGGCTTTGCTGGTCCTGGTTCACTGTACATCGACAACACTGTCACCACGACGAAGGTCTACATCAATACCAACACCAAGGCCTCGCCTACTTGGGTGAGCGTTGGTTCACAGACGTAGGAGGACAAGTGGCTGCAGTTGCGCTTACGAACATCAACCACAATGGTGAGTGGGTTGATGCCGGCGATGAGATCCCAGAAGAGTGGGATGAGGATACCGTTGATGCCCTGACCGAACAGGGCGCTATCGGTGAGCCGACTCTGACGGGTTCTGAGGCTGAGGCTTTTGCTCAGGCCCGTCTTGCGGAGGTAGATGAGCTTCTCCAGGAGAAGTACAACATCACCCTCGCTGATGTCCTTGCCACCGAGGACACCGGCGAGGAGCCCTCGGAAGAGGACTCCTCGTCTGGTGGTACTTATGAGTCCATGACGCAGGAAGCTCTTCATGAAGAGCTTTCAAGTCGTGGGCTTGCGGTGAGTGGAACGAAGAACGAGCAAGTGGCTCGTCTCGAAGAGGACGATGCTAGCGCTGACAGAGTAGGGTAATGGCTGTCTTCGTCACACAGGACGAAGTCCAGCAGTGGCTGGAAACAACAAAGCTCGGCATCACGGAAGTAGATGTCGAGCTAGAATCGTCTGCTTCGACATATATCTTTGCCAGACTAGGTGAAACGTACGACACGTCTGGTTGGATAGGTTCGACGACGACTCCAGCTTTGGTCAGGAAGCTCATCTCCATGCTGATTGCTGCATGGACGTATGAGCGAACGTACTCAGAGTCTAGTCCTGACCAGCCTACCTGGGCGCAACGTCTTGAGGCGATGGTAGAGGCTATTCTGACTGGTCTCACTGATGGTTCCATTGCTCTGGTAGATCTTCCTGCAGGAGACATTCCTACTACAACACCAGAGTTCTGGCCCACAGACGACACAGGTAACACTCAGCAGTACGATGCACTTGGTAACCCTCTAGGCGACGTTAACTCTGAGGACATCAAGTTCACCATGGGTATTAGGTTCTAATGGCAACCCCGATCAAGGCTGTAACTACACCCAGAGGCCTAAAGCTAGGCAATGTCCCTGGGAAGGTGATCAGTGTTGATTGGGATCCGTCACCTGCTATCCTTGCTGCAGGGTACTTTGACTTCGGCATCTCGCTTAGGTCGTACAGAGAGCCTCTCAAGCGATCTGTGCAAAAGGTAGTTGCGCCTTCGATCAAACACAACTTCGAAGTTGGCGGCCGACCTGCCTGGCTGCCTCTTGCTGAGTACACACAAGAAGCAAGGGCGCGTGAAGGGTACGGCTCTGCTCGACCAATCCTTGTAAGGACTGGTAAGCTCAAGAGAGTCGCAGGACAGCTTAACATCTGGACAATAGAGTCTGACAAGGCCTTTGTCTCTCAGCTTCCTGGAGCTGACTATGGTATTGTCCACCAGGGCGGTGGTGGTGCTGGAGCCTTTAAGGGTATGGCTGGAGATCTTATCTCCGGCGAAGTTCCTGCACGGCCCTTCTTGCTCATCCAGGATGATGACGTAGATAGAATCGAAACCGTGTTTCTTGACTGGGCCCGAGAGCGTTTGGTTCTCGCAGGCTTTAAGCCAGGCATCTAATGACCACGGACAGTCTTGAAACAATCACCCAAACGATTGTGTCGCTACTAGAAGACCATACAGAGCTTGGCTTTGAAGATGTCTTCTATGGTGATCAGGATCTTATTCCTAGGACTCCTGCAGCAGCAGTTGAGTCAGCTGGTCTAGCCCGAGAGCTGCAAGGCATTGCTACAGGAGGCATGACTAGGAATGAACTAAGTGTGTACATCTTTGTGTACCACTGCCCGATTCAGTCCGCACAGAAGACCCGTAAGGAATGCGATCAGTTCGCTGAACAGGTTCAACGTCTGTTACATAACGACGTGACCTTGGGAGGTTTGGTGATTCACGGGTTCTGTAATAACTCAGAGCCTGGAGTTGCTGTACGAGGAGGAGCTGCCATGCGAGCGCATCGCATTACATGGATGGGGATTTCGAAAACGAGGTTAGCGCCATGACCAAGCAAGTAACAGTCGATCTCACTAGCCTTGGGGAACAGTCAATGGAAATCCCTGGCCTAGGAGTGTTCGAGAACGGAACCACAACCGATGTGACCGACGAGATGTTAGCTACGTTCGAATCCCAAGGCTACATCTGGCCTGAGGATTCGGAGACATTGGTCTACTCAGACGATGAGTGGCCAGAAGCAGTTGCCCAGTCAGATCCCGATGCTCCTTCCGATTTGGTTGTCGAAGTAGACATGCAAGAAGCAATCTTCGACGAAGAGCTGGGAAGAGAGTCAGAAGATGAGCCTGAATCTCCTACCCCTGTGGTAAGCGCTGAGGGCCCGGCGGAACAGGAGGTAGCAGAAGATGGGTCGTAACATTGGCGCAGTCGGAATCTGCGGCATCGCATTCGAGGTGACAGCAGGTACTGCAGTGCCTCCCACCAAGTTCGCCCCGATCATGAGTGAGAGTCTGACGTACAAGCAGAACACTCATCATCGTCGGTCGATCCGAGCAATCGCTGACCAGCATGGTGCGGTGTCCGGAAACTCTTGGGTTGAAGGTGATATCACCTTCGAATGTCTGGAAGAGTTCCTGGTCTACTGGTTGCACGTGAGTCGTAACTCGGTCGCGAAGACAGGTGCGACGAACTTTGTCTACACGACCACACCTACGCACCAGGGCATGGTCCCGCAGAAGCCAGCCATGACGATCTCGATCCTGAGGAACAACCAGACGTTCGTCTACACAGGATGTGTCGTCACAGGGTTGGAGTTTACCATCGAGGACATGGTCTTGATGTGTAAGGCTTCTGTGATTGGTCTCGACGAAGCGACGGGTGCGAACCCAACTCCAACGTGGCCTACAGGAACTCCTTACGGTGCAGGTACGTACACCTTGACTGTTGGTGGATCGACAGTTACAGATGCTGACACCATCACGTGGACGATCGACGAGGCAGGAGAGCCTATTCATAGGTTGTCCTCGTCTCGTAAGCCTGTCGACATCAAGTGGGGTGAGCGCACCGTCACGATCAAGTGCGACCGCGACTTCGACTCTCGCACTGAGTACGATGCCTTCAAGGCGTACACAGCCACGGACATCACGATCCTGGCGACTAAGTCGGTGAACAACAGCGTCCAGATCAAGAGCGCTGTCACCATCAAGAACTCGTACGAGGTCAACCTGAGTGGTCAGGGTGATCTCGTTCGTGGAACGGTCGAGTACGTGGCCGAGTACGACCCTGCAACCAGCAAGGCGTACGAAATTGTTGTCAAGACCCAAGAAGTAATCACATAATAGCTTCCAAGGCATAAAGGAGGAGCCGTGCCTAAAGCTACCGTTACAAGTGAAGATACCCAAAGGTTCGATCTTAAGTCCTGTCCGGAGGGTTATGTTGTTCTGAGACCTCTGACGTACAACCAGTACTTGCATCGTCGCGAGATGGCAGGCAAGATGGCTATGTCAGGGACTACTGAGCAGAACATGCAGATTGATGTGTCTATGATGCAGCTAGCTGTTGCTCAGTACGAGTTCCAGAACTGTCTCGTGGAACACAACCTGGAAGATGAGAACGGGAACACTCTCTCTTTCCCACAGGACATGGGTCGACTGAATCCTCGAATCGGTGAGGAAATCAGTTCGCTCATTGACAAGCTGAACCAGTTTGAGGTCAGTGAGGGAAACTCCGGAAACGGATCGAGTTCGCTGTAAGGTTTGAAAGAGACCTTAAGCCACTCGATCCGGTTGATCATGTTGCGATCAGGGTGATCAATCTCACTAACCTTTGCCAGGCCTTAGGAGCTTTGCCTAACGTTGGGGGTGTTCTAGATCAGAACAACCTTCACGTGCGTGGAATGGAAATGGTACTAGAAGCTCAGGGTCTGAAACAAATGGACGAGACTCGAAAGATGAAGGACGAGGCTGATGCCGCTAGGCGTTAGGGAAGTACTCCTTATCATGCGTGCTCGTGATGAGGCTAGTCGTACTGTCCTTGGTCTTGGTTCAGTCTTCGGCACAGTTGGCACCAAGTCCCAGCAGCTGGGTGGTAAGCTGATGGGGGTTGGTGCCGCTATCTCTGGTGTCGGAGCTGGTATCGCAGGCGTCGGTGCTGCTGGTCTTGCCTTCTTCGCTTCTGCTACTCAAGGCGCTATGGAGTATCGTCAGCAAGCTGCTCTGACGCTGACTCAGGTCGATAAGACAAAGACCTCTGTAAAGGAACTAGAGCAGATAGGTATCGACATCGCTAAGGTGATTCCGGTGCCTCTTGAGCAGCTCCAGCCAGCCTTGTACGACATCTTCTCGTCCATGAACGTGGGTGTCAAGGACGCAGCCACGCTTCTGAGAGGATTCTCTAAGGAAGCAGTCGCTGGCCAGGTAGACGTACAGACTGCTGGTCGTTCGACTATCGCGATCATGAATGCGTTCAAGCTTCCCATAACGGACGCTACCCATGTTATGGACTTGCAGTTCCAACTTGTCCGTAAGGGTGTTGGTACTTACGAAGAGTTCGCATCGACTATCGGTAGAGCTCTTCCGTCTACAGCTCGTGCAGGGCAAAGTGTAGAAACACTTGCAGGCATGCTCGCCTTCCTGACTAGGAATGGCTTGAGCGCTGCAATGGCATCAACTTCTGCTGCCCGTGCTCTTGACGCGTTGTCCAACGCTAAGGTTGCTCCACGACTCGCTGCAATGGGTATTGCTGTCTCTGACGCTTCTGGTAACTTCCGACCTATGCTTGACGTGGTTGGTGAGCTGACTCAGAAGATGTCGACTATGACTCAGCCAGAACGAGTCGCAGCCCTTCAAGAGTTGTTCAAGGGTGCTGGAGGTACAATTCAGGCTCGTAGGTTCTTCGACTTGGCAATAAAGAACTTCGGTCAGCTGCAAGGCTTGGTCGGAGACATGTCAAGTGAGAACACTACTGGAGCGATGAAGAAGGCCTACGACATCATGTTCAAGCAGCCTCAGAGCCAGGCTCAGCTGCTTACGAACCACTTTAAGATCTTCCGTCAGGAAATAGGTGAGCAACTGATTCCTATCGGAATGAAGCTCTTGGGTGTTGGTGAGTTCCTTATGGGCCTCTGGGAAGGTCTCAACGGCAAGACAAAGGAACTCGTCATTTGGATTGGTCTTGGTGTTGCCGCGTTCATGTTGATCATGGGCGTCATCTTGCTTGTTGGTGGTGCCATACTTGTACTTGCAGGCCTGTTCGCATTGATGTCGGCTCCTGTTGTTGCCGCTATCCTTATCATCCTAGCTGTCTTGGCTCTCTTGGCTGTAGCGGCTTACGAAATCGTTACGCACTGGGATACTGTTAAGGACTTCTTTGTCGACCTCTGGAACGACGTCTACAACTACACCAAGCACATCTGGAACAAGATCAAGGGTGGAATAAACGATGCCCTTGACAGTGTCAGAGGCTTGGTAGAAGACGTACTCAACGACCTAGAAAAGTTCTGGAAAGAAAATGGTAAGCAGATTCTGAGTGATGTTGAGGAGACCTGGAACAACCTTAAGTCCTCAGTTACAGATATTGTTACCAACCTTGTTAACGATGTCACTACACTCTTCTCGTGGGCAGTAGGCATCTACAAGTTCATCTGGGATACCTGGGGTAGCAACATCATGGACCAGGTCATGAATGTCTGGAACTTCATCGTGGGCATCTTCAACGCTGCCTTGGAAATCATCAAGGGCATCGTTAAAGTTGTTACAGGAATCATCCACGGTGACTTTAGTCAGTTCATGGATGGACTTGTCGACATCGCTAAGGGCATTCAAGATGGTGTCATTGCTATCTTCAAGTTCCTGTTTGACACTCTGTTGAACTGGTTCGATGCCTTCCCAGCGAAGATTTTGGGTGCCCTAGGCGCACTTGCAGGCTTGCTTTGGAACTTGTTCTGGGATGCTGTACATGGTATTCTCGATGCTGTCGGTAACGCCATTGATTCAGTTCGAAACTGGTTCATTAACTTGCCTGCAGCTATTGCTGGTTGGGTCTCCGGTCTCTGGGATAAGTTGTGGACCATTGGTAAGGATATAGTTCACAACCTTTGGGACGGTATCAAGGACTCTGCAGGCTGGCTGATGGACAAGATTACGGGCTTCGCTGGTGACATTGCCGATAAGCTGACGTTCGGCCTTCTCGGTAGCCCCTGGTACTTCACCAGAGATGTTGGTCGTGACCTGATGACCGATATGGTGAAGGGCTTGAAGGACAACGAGAAGATGGTGTACGAGCACATTTCGAACATCTCAGCAAACGTTCAAACAGCTGGAGCACCTACAACACTACCACAAACGGTAAGCAACGATCAATCAATAAATGTAAACGTCCAGAGTAACGCTGACCCCTTCGAAATTGGTCGCGAGCTCGCTTGGGTGCAAGCAACTAACCCCTGGCAGACACCTAGTAAGGCGATTACGTAATGGCTGCAGGAGATCTGATCACGCTTCCCTATCAGTTCGAGTTCAACAACTTGCTGTTCGGGGATCAAAGTAGTTACGACATCTCAGGCATAGATGGTCTTGACCTGATGGCTGTTCGAGAAGGTGACGTCAAGAAGCCACTGGATCATGGGTCCTTCGACTTGACACCTGATCTCATGTCGACTAGAACAGTCATCATGAGAGCGAACATCATCACGTCAGATCCAAACGCTATCGTGAACCTTCGAACTGCTACGTCGCTTTTTGAAAGTTACGAGCCGCAGTTGATTCCACTTGTTTTCCAACTCCTAGACGGAGTGAAGAAAAGAGTCAACTGTAGAGTTCGCCGACGTGCGCTTCCAATCGATCGTGACTTTGCTCTTGGCTATGGCAACTTCACACTCATGTTCTGGTGTCCCGATCCCAGGATCTACGAAAATGTTTTGAACACAGCTACGGCTGGACTTGCTGTAGAAGGTACAGGGTTTGCTTTCGACATGCTCTTCGACCTCTCCTTTGGAGGTTCTGTAGGAGGCGGTACTCTAGCCACTTGCAATAACATTGGAGATATAACAACTCCTCCTGTGGTAACGTTGACAGGGCCGCTGACTGCCCCGCAGCTCCAAAACCAGACCACAGGGGAGACTTGGAAGAGTACGATCGCTTTGGGTTCTGGCGAAGTCTTAACAGTTGACTTTGCTGCTAGGACTGTTATGCTGGGGACAGCAACTCGTTACAGTACTCTCACCGCTGATTCGATTTGGTGGATGCTACGTCCTGGCGTTAATGTAGTTCGACTAAGTGCAAGCTCCGGTTCAGGTACAGCCAACATCGCTTGGCGATCCGCTTGGCACGCTGCAGTGTAGGAGAAGACAGTGACTGAAAAGAACCCAGCGTATGTTCTACAGAACAGGACGGACCATAAGTCTGATATGTTCAGACTTATGCTTGCGTCTGGCTCAGCTCGCATGGAAGGTGTCTACGGTCCTAATGACTTGTTAGTGACTCAGGACACTGGCTCTAACATGAACAGTAGGACTAGCGCTGGTGGCGCACTTATCTTTGGTGATGAGTCTATCACCCAAGGTATGTATGCAGCCTACAACGACGCCAACGTCAACCTGACACATGGAGCTGCTCCGGGTACTGCAGGCCAGTCGCGCTTCGACTTGGTTTGCGCTAGAGTACGAGACCAGGTTTACTCCGGAGCAACTAATGCTTGGGACATTGTTATCGTAGCTGGTACTGCCTCAGCTTCGCCGACCGATCCAGCACTACCGTCGAACACGATCGCTCTGGCTCGAGTCACTATCGCGTTCACTCAGACAACTATTACGAACGCTAACATTGCTGACTTGCGTCCAAGAATCCCTACAGGTATGTCAGTAGTCAACTCTGCACGACGCCCTGGGATTCTGTATGGTGCGTATTCCATCAACGCTTTGGGTGGTCCTGCTCAAGCTGCAGCCTCGACTGGGCTTATGGTGTACGAGTCGGACACAGAAGAAGTAATGGTCTACACGTCAGCTGGTACCTGGCGTCGTCCCTGGAAGATGCCTTGGGGTGTCATGGCTAGTGGTTATGTAGAAGCAACTGCTAACCAGACAGGTATAACTACAGGTCCTACTGACTTGACAAGTCTTACACTCACTAACACCTTTGTAGCCAACCGAAGGATCAGGATTACATTTAAGGGATCGTTCGTAGCGAATGCTGGTGCAGGACTAGTTGAAGTGTACCTTCGTGAAGGAGCTACAAACATTTCCCAGTTCGGCAACTTTGCTAAGCAGAACGCTACAGACGCACGAATCGTGCATGGTGCAGTTGTCCTAACTCCGACTGCTGCATCGCATGCGTACAAAGTGTCTGTAACTTGTAATGCTTTCGCAGTTGACCTCAACGCTAACGCACTTCCGGGCAACCCTGGGCCGGCGTGGATGTCGATTGAAGACATGGGCCCGAATGGTGCCGCTGCCTAATGACTAGCTACAGATACTTGTTTTACGACGTTCTCACCAACCTACCTAAGGCTGAGCTGCCTTTGAGTGGTGTGTCGTATTCTAGTATCCTGAACAATGCCGGGGCTCTAACCGCAACCATTTCAGCTCGTCACGCTAAGGCCACACAGGACGTTATTAGTCCTTGGAACACTGCCATCTACGTCGAGCGGGAGGGGGCTATTGTCTGGGGAGGAATCCTCTGGAGAGCCAACGTTCAGTCTGGAACTGAAGAGTCCACCTTGTCGTTAGGTGCGAACGAGTTCTGGTCTTACTTCCAAGAGAACAACAACAGGGGTCGTTACATTCGAGACACCAAGTCTTACACTGACGCTGACCAGTTGTTCATCGCACGAGACATTATCAACTATGCTCAGAACACAGGCATACATGGACCCACTGCAAGCATTGGTGTCACGGTAGGAAGTGAGCTAACTACTGACGGAGGAGGTATCCAGCAACTTCGTACCAGGACCTACAACTCTTGGGAACGTCAGGTTATTGGTAAGGTTGTTGAACAATTGGCCGCACTAGACAATGGGTTTGAGTTCTTCATTGACTGTGACTACGCAGGTAGTACAATCAATAAGGTGTTCAGACTCTACTACCCGATCGTGCCAGATGCTCCAGGCATTCGCTTCGACTACCCAACCAACGTCATATCGTATACCCTTCCGATCGATGCCACTAAGGCAGCTAAGAAGGTAGACGCCATTGGTGCTGGCGAAGGTATCGATATGGCAATCCAGACAGTCGAAGACACGACACTGCTACAGTATCCTATGAGGGAAGCGACCTTTTCCTACAAGGACGTAAGTCAGGCCGATACACTTCTCTCGCACGCAACGTCAGATCTAAATACTGTACGGCAGCCGCAAACGATCCCAACATTGATCTGTCGTGTGAACGTGCCAGAGCTTACTCCAGGATCTTTCCGCTGCGGAGCGAACGTTCAAGTTAACCTACAGGACGGCTGGGTTAACATTCAAGGCGGCTACAGAATCGTACAGTTCGAAGTTCGTGTCGACGACGATGGTGGGGAGTCAATGACTGTAAGACTTAATGATGAGGATGTCCTGACATGAGTGATCCGCAGCTACCGGAAGTCACTTACGAATCACGTCTCCAAGCCCTGGAAGCCCGGATCTCGCAACTGGAGAAGTTCGGGACCTCAGGACTCTCTTCGTCTGAAGGTACCTTCACCTCAATCGATGCCTCAGGTAACAGGCGTGTCCAAGTAGGCAAGATAGGCACGCACTATGGCATGCAGGTGTTGATACCAGGATCAACGGCGCCGATGTTCTATGTCGACGAGAATGGTATGGATACGCCTCAGTTCCCTCTGCCTCAGAACTTCACACCCCTAGGTGCTAATCCGTACGTTCAGATCAACGCAGGTGCAGGCTTCCAGATCATCTCGCGAACGATTCTCCCTGTGGTAATCGCTCACAAGGCCGTTCGAGTTGTAGCTGGATACGCCTTCACAGCAGGTTCAACAGGTCGAATCCGTGTCGTAGCCGGAGCGCATAACACGACAAGTCCTGTAGTTTCTGGAGCAGGAGGAACTACCGAAGTCGTTGACTGGCTTCACCAGCTGTCGGTTGGCGTCCCGATTGCTCCAGGGTTCCTGTACTACATCGACATCCAAGGGATCGTAGACACCGGGGGTGGCGTACTACAGGCGTATGAGCCATCAGTAACTCTGATGAACGATTCTCATGGCGCTACTACCGCTGGCTTCTGGACGTCTATCTAAGGTGTTGGGAGAGGTTTAGGAATACGATCACATCGATCGGGCTCCTCCTCAATCCTCTCCCAACTTTTCTACGAACCTGTTGTCCTTTAGGGAAAACGTCACGTAGTGTAGTAGATGCCTTGTAGCGTCCATTGCGTGCCC